TCGCTTAAAGCTCTTGCGGAGAATGTCTTTCAGCCAATGCGTGAACACTTCGGTGTTCCGATTGCAATTACAAGTGGTTATAGAAGTGCAGCTTTGAATGACCTGATAGGTGGAAGTTCATCAAGTCAGCATAGCAAAGGTGAGGCGATTGACGTTGATGCTGATGTTTTTGGTGGAACTACCAATGCTGATATATTTAATTATTTACGTGAGCATACTGATTTTGACCAACTTATATGGGAGTTTGGTACAAACGAAAATCCTGCTTGGGTTCACGTTAGTTATAAGAAGGGAAATAACCGTGGAGAGGTGTTAATGGCCTACAAGGATAAAGGCCTAACAAGATACAAGCACATATGAGTTTTCTAAACATTTTTAAGAATAGCAACGATTGGAATGAAAAGACCATTATTGGTTTTATGTCGTTTGCCGTAATGGTCATTGTAATGATTGCGGACGTTGTTACCGGTTGGGTTGGTAAGGACTTACCTGTTAATGATTTTATATACAATAGCTTTGTGTTTGTTACCCTTGGTAGCTTTGGCATAGCAGGACTTGAAAAGTTTGCAAAATGACCGAGACCGACATCAAAGTAATGTTGCTTAATGCAACAACATTTACAATCAGCTTTGCTCATATTGAGGCTGCACTTAAAATAGCTCTGCTTGTAATATCTATTGGGTACACCGCACAACGGTGGTACCTAATGCATAAGAAAAAGTAATGGAAATATCCGAGAATACAGGACTGCAAATAAGCGTTAAAACTCTTATAGGCATCGCCATTGCGATTGCCTCTGCCGTTGGTATGTATTACGCTTTAATGAGTGAGATTGAGGTGGCCAAGAGCCTTCCGGAACCAGCAATTAGCAGAACCGAATACGACCTGAAGGACCAAATGATTCGTGATGCGGTTATGAATACTCAAAAGCAGGTAGAGGAAATACACAAAGACGTCAAAGTTATAGACGAGCGTTTGTTTGAGATTCAAAAAGGCAGAAAGAGATGAGGAATCTAACCTTCTTTTTTTTACTATCGGTATCTGCCTATGGTCAAAACGCATTGGTGCATATCAATGCAGGTTTTAACAAGTCTAACGATTGGTATGGTATTGATGTTGTGAGCAACACAAAGGTCTACAATGGTTATGTAGACAATAATCCTGCAATCAAAGAGAAGTATGACATTGTAAGAGTTCCTACTTTAATCTTGTTCAAAGAAGGGCAAGAAGTAAAGCGTTGGGAAGGTGGCTTGGATATGAAGCTACACGTTAAGGTTAACGAAGTACAAAACAAAATAGATAATAAATGAACGATACTGACTTCGGTTTCTCAAACGACTTTGAGGACTTTGTAAATGAGTTGGAAAGCAAAGAGCAACCAACCTGTAATTTAGAAAATCCTGAAGAATGCGAGGCTTGTGGCAGTTAATCGTAGGAGTTACACTATTAACGCTAACAAGTTGTTCTGCATCATATCACCTGAAGCGTGCGATTGCAAAAGACCCAACGATTGTAAAAAGTCAGCCGGTAATAATAGACACAACCGTAATAACTCCAATAAGGCCTTCTAAAGGAACGTTTATAATCAATAGAGACACTTCCCTCACTTTTGAGCAAAATGGCGTTAAAACGCTTCTTAAGGTCGTTCACGATACTTTTACGGTTGAGGTTGAATGTCCTCCGGATACAATCCGGATACAAAAGGAAATTTTAGTTCCAAAAGTTGTGTACCAAGAAAAGTTGTCTAACTTTGACCTTGTTAAGTTAGTTATAGTTAGTTTAATTATAATTAGTTTAATAGCCTTCGTTAGAAGGCTTATAAACTGACAAGATAAAATGGGAATAGTAGACACACTTCTTGCGATTGACACTTCAATTCACGCTAACTTCAATGATTCTTCAGCGACAAGCGAAGAAAAAGAAGCAATACGAAGCATAAGCCGACACATATACAAGCTCATAGGCAAGTACGATATTGAGAAAAGTGAACGACTTTTAGATGCAATGGACCGATGAAATTGAAATCAGCGTTGGTAAGGTTCCTTCCCTTAACGCCTTTTACTCCAGCCGTCATTGGACTTTCCGAAAGCAGCAAAAGGATAAATGGAAAAAAGAAATTGAAAGCGAACTTAACCGTTATGATGTTAATGCTTACGGAGCTGCGAAACTCCATATCCGCTGCAATTATCGGTATGACCTTGATAACTGTATTGTGGTTTCAAAGTTTGTTTGTGATAGTCTTGTTGACCTTGGATTTTTGCCTAATGATTCCCCTAAATATCTTGGAGAGATTAAACTCTCGTATGATAGCACGATTAAAAAAGATACTTCAATAGTTACAGTATATCTACGTTAGTTCCCTTGTAGATTAGTTGGTTGGAAAGCTCGGTTCATAGCCGAGCTTTCTTTTTTTACGTTATTTTTTTTGTTGAGAACAAAGTTTTTTTTAACATTGTCTTGTTCAACCAACTGTTAATAACTATGAAAGACCAACTAATTGAAATCTACGAGGCTGAAGTAAAAGCCTTACGAGAGGAACTTGCAATGACCCGTCAGTATATTTATCGGGACTACGAAGCAAAAGGTATCAGCAACGATACCTGTCAAGATTTAGTCAACCAATTTATAAAAGCTCACAAGCTATGATTTACACAAGGGAACAAATAGAAAACTTTGTTAGTGCAGCAGATGCACTATCAATATGGAATATGTTTACTGACCAAGGCTTTGAGGCCGAAGCAACATATGTAGAACGTAAATACTTTGAGTTATGATAAAAATTATATCAGCAGAACACCTAAAGAAGATAGACCTTAACCCTTACAATACGGGTGGGTATGTTTTTAACGACTTTGGAGATATCTTTTGTGTTGATGAAGCACTATGGTCGTATGATGATATTTACGAAGAAAGCGCACCTTTATTTTACGCCATTCATTGGGAGGGAGACGCCCTCTTATCGGATAATGGAACTATTATTAACCCTGTATATTAAACAAAACAAATATGAAAACAGCAACTATCAAAGACGTAATGTTTGAAAGCAAGTGGAACGACTTCAACATTTACAAACTATCGTTAGACAACGGTCAAAGCGGTTCAATCTTTACCAAGACTTGGGAGCCAAAGACCGGTGAGGAATTTAACTACACATACGATGTAGAGAAATCAAGATTCAAACGTGTAAACCCTAATAGCAACTACTCCGGAGGAGGAGGAGGCTACAAACCTTCAAATAGTGGCGGTGGTTCAAAGGACAAGCTAATCGTTCGTCAGGTGGCTTTAAAAGCAGCCGTTGAGTATTCTGCCGGTATGAACCTCAAGGCCAATCAAGTTTTGCAGGTTGCAGATATTTTTAACGAGTGGGTTAACCAACAACCAAAACCGGAGGAGGCCACGCCACCACCGGCTCAAGTCCGTGAGCAGTTATCAGCTCCAACTACTGATGACGACTTACCGTTCTAAAATATCCGAAGGGGGTGGGCCAAAAGCTCACCCTTTTTTTTTATAATTGGGTATGGAAGAATTAGAGAGATTTTTACAAGAAGCATTATGGCGCAAAGATTTAGCGTACAAGGAGCTTGCAGTTGATTACTACCGACTACAAATAGAATACTCCGAGCTACGTGAGCAATACGAAATGATGCTTCGTAGATTAGAATTAGGGAACGACGATGAAGAACACGATTGATTTTAGCAAACTACACGAAGATTTATTAGCGGTACGAGAAGGCCGTGTCAAAGAAGGCTACAAGTTCGGCCACGCAGCGATAGATGAATTTCTACGATTCAAACCAAAGAACTTTAACATAATACTTGGCCACGCCAACGTAGGGAAAACAAGCCTTACTATTTACTTGATGCTTTTGCTTTCATTAAAGCACGGCATTAAATGGCTTATATACTCAAGCGAGAATGAGCCGTATAGTATAATGAAAAAGCTCATTGAGTATTACAACGGTGAGGTCATTGAGAAACTATCGTCAGTAAGGTTTGAGACAAGCCTTACGTACCTGCAACAATTCTTTGTTATAATGGACATTAGCGATTTACTGACCTATAAAAGCCTGTTGGAAAGAGCGCAAGAAATACACGATGAGTGGCAGTACGATGGTTTTCTTATTGACCCGTACAATTCTCTTGCAAAAGACAAAGATGCGATGGCCGGTTTAACCGGACACGACTACGACTACCTTGCCTCAACTATGATGCGTATGTTTTGCTCAAAAAACAACGTAAGTATATGGCTAAACACTCACGCAGTTACTGAAGCTCTGCGAAGAACCAACAAGAAAGGACAAAACTACGAAGGCTTTCCAAGCCCACCAATGGCTGCAGATTCCGAAGGAGGCGGTAAGTGGGTAAACCGTGCATCAGATTTTATGGTAATACACCGTTACTCGCAACACCCAACGGATTGGATGTATTCACACTTGCACGTTCGCAAGGTCAAGGAAATGGAAACCGGTGGTAGACCTACGCCAATGGAGGAGCCTGTAGTGATGCGAAGCAAGGTGGGGAACGTTGGATTTACAATAGGTGGAACTGATATTGTAAATGAACTTCGCAAAAATAATGAGCAACTTACCATCTAATCCGATTATTTTATTTAACATTAAATAATTAACCAACTATTTACTATGAACATTTTCTATTTAAACTCCTGTCCCGACAAGTCCGCAAGGCTTATGTACAACAAACACGTTGTCAAAATGATTCTTGAATCAGCACAACTATTATGCACGGCCCATCGTGAGCTCGGCAACGAGGATGTGCCTTACAAGGCAACACACAAAAACCACCCGTCAGCCGTGTGGACTCGCAGCGATGCTAACCACTACCAATGGGTATATCTTCATATGATGGCCCTTGGTCGTGAGTACACAAGACGTTATGGCCGTAAGCACTTGACTATTGAGAAGTGTGAGCAGGTCCTTGCTGACCTTCCTCCTAACATTGCGGTCAACAGTTTTGAGCAACCACCACAATGTATGCCTGAAGAATACAAAGCTGACTGCAGCGTACAAGCCTATTGGAATTATTACATAGGCGACAAGCATAGCATTGCAACATCAACTGACAAATTACTTGCCGTATGAGAACAAGAGAAGAAATACTTGACCACATTCAAAACCGCTTGAGCGGAATCGGACAATGCGATTGGGCTACGCCATTAACTTTTATGGAGGATATGAGAAGCCTTGTACACCACGAACGCAAAAAAGATATACCCGGATTTGAGGGTACTTGGGACCAACTTGACAACCTGTAATGAAAAAGCATACCAAGCTATACCTTGATTATTTTAACTATGGCCGTGAGGACTTCATACCTTGTGAGGTATGCGGTTCAAAGGCCGTAGATATTCACCATATCGAGGCACGAGGTATGGGCGGTTCAAAAGCTGCAGATACGATTGAGAACTTAATGGCCGTTTGCCGTTCGTGCCACGTTAAATACGGGGACGTACCGAGCAAGAAGGAATGGCTAAAAAACATACACAATAGACTCTTATGATTATCATAGAACAAAAGGATACAATACAAGAATTGTGGGAACGAATTGCAAGGGAACACAATGTAAAACCAACAAGAGACCGGTACAATGTAATACACCGCCACGCTTTTGCCGTGGCCTGTCTTGAGAACACGGTGCTTCCTATGAAGCAAATAGGAAGAATACTGAAGCGTGACCACGCTACTGTCATTCATAGCCGTAAGAATCATAAGTGGAATTTAATAAACGACAAGACCTACGCACGGGTATATAATCTTTTTACAAGTGAGATTGAGAAAACGTGCGAGGAGTATGACGACCAACTTCAGGAGATATTAAAAAAGCGTTCAATAAAACTGAACGATACGGATATTGTAAATAATTGGGAGCTTACCTATGAACGTAAAATAAAGCGTTTACAAGAGAGATATATTGGAGAGATTGAGGTTCTTCAACACACAAACAAAAGCCTCGTAAAGGCTCTTAAAAGAGCCGAAGAGAGAGCAAAGAACTTAAATGCTGAATGTTTAAGATTAAAAAACCTACTATGAGAAAGATGAACCAATTCCTGCGCATTGCGAATGCGAGACTAAAGAAAGTGTATCCTAACAAGATGCAGAGAAAGGCTTGGGCTGCTAATATGTGGCGCAGGTATGTTGAGAGACAGAATGTAGAACACGACCTTTAACACCAAAGAGAAATGAAAACACCAATGCAAGAACTGATTGAGCAAATGTGGGAAATAGCCAAGTACGGCGACTCTTACGAGGTTGCTCCGTGT